AAGCGGTAAATGGATTCATGCGATTATTACGACTGCGGGTGGCACTTTCATGCCTGCTGTCAACGGAACTGACCCAATGGTCGTTTATGATGGTACACGGTGGCAAAAATCAGCTACAACCAACACCGCACAGACCATTTCTACTATTACTAGGGGTGGTACAGGCAATTTAACTGCCACTTTAACGACTGCATCGGCTCATAACCTTGTTACAGGCAACACAATTACCGTAGCTGGGGCAATTCCAGCCGAATTTAACGGCACTTATCGTATTACAGTCACAGGCGCAACGACTTTAACCTATGTAATGGCTACCGCACCAAGCGGAGATGCCACAACAGTAGGCACTTACACCATTGATTATTACATTTTGGGGTTAAATTCCAACCTATTTGCTACGGTCAACCTATTTAAAGAGCGTTTGTACTTTGTAGAAAAGAATAGTTTGTCATTTTGGTACTTACCCGTAGATAGTATTAACGGCACAGTCACCGAATTTCCGCTTGGGGGCATATTTAAAAAGGGTGGATACCTACAAGCGATGGGAACATGGACTATTGACGCTGGTTACGGTGTTGATGACCTAGCCGTATTTGCTACAAGCAACGGAGAAGTCGCTGTTTATAAGGGTTCTGACCCATCCGACCCTAATGATTGGTCATTAGTGGGTCTTTGGAACATCGGACAAACCTTTAGCCGTAAATGTATGTTTAAGTATGGCGGTGACATACTGATTTTGACGGAAGATGGTCTAGTGCCGCTATCGGCAGGCTTACAATCCACCCGTTTAGACCCCCGTGTCAACATTACTGACAAGATTTTCTACGCAATTAGCCAAGCTGCTGACCTTTATGCCAATAACTTTGGTTGGCAAATGACTTACTTTGCTAAAGTCAATATGCTAATTGTAAATATCCCAGTTACAGGGGGTTCTGAACAATATGTCATGCACAACATTACAAAATCGTGGGGGCGGTTTACCAATGTCAACGCAAACTGCTGGGAATTAAGCGGTGATGACATTTATTTTGGTGGAAACGGCTTTGTTGGCAAGTTTTACGATACTTTTGCCGATGCAGGCACAAACATCAAGGCTTTTGTGCAACAAGCCTACTCTTACTTTGATTCTAGGGGTCAGCAAAAGCGATTTACCATGGTTCGCCCCATATTACAGACCGATAATGGACTTCCTACGGTGCTTTGTGGGCTTTCGGTGGACTTTGAAACCGTTGATTTGACTAGCCAAATCTCGTTTAACCCCGCCATTTTAAGTATTGGCGAATGGGATTTAGACACATGGGATAACGCTAACTGGGGTGGTGGATTAACCACGACTAAGATATGGCAAGGCGTTACAGGGCTAGGTTATGCGGGTTCGGTCAGTATGAATGTGGTATCGCAAGGTATTGAGTTTCATTGGGCATCAACCGATTTTGTTATGGAACGAGGGGGAGTGCTGTAGATGTTATGTTCTGCTAATACGCCTGATTTACGAAATTTAGGGATGCAGATATTACAAAAAGAGATTGGAGTTCAACCTTGTGGTGATTTTCAGGCAATATTTTGGGTTGGACAAGGTAATAAAATTGAATGGGTAGTAGGTTACACAGCGTTTATAGGAAAAACTTGCCAAATGCATATGGTCAACTTGAGGGGTGGATATACACCAAAACTCTTGTTAAAATCAGCATTTGAATACCCCTTTAATTACTGTGACTTACAAAAGGTTTTTGGAATTGTTAATAGCAAAAACACAAAAGCTATGGAATATGACCAAAAACTAGGCTTTAAAGAGGTTATTCGGTTTATTGGTGTGCATGATGAAGGTGGCGATATTGTCGTTTTAGAGATGAATAAAGCCGATTGTCGCTGGATTAAGGAACGCAAACATGAGCATATTACGAAGCAAACATAGTGGCTGGACTTGGGAAGGCAGACGCACACCGCATGGTGGCGGTAAAGGTAGTGCGCCACCGCCCCCTGATTATCGTCAAGCAGCGATTGAAACCGCTCAAGGTAACCTAGATGCCGCTCGAACTGCTGTAGCCGCTAACCGTGTAAATCAATATACCCCTTATGGTTCGTTAGAATACAAAATTAACCCTGAATCGCAATGGGATATTTACGGGAATCCTACTTGGTCGGCTGTACAGTCATTAAGCCCTGCCCAACAACAACTTCTTGATTATCAAAACCAAGCCAGTATTGGTTTGGGTAAATTAGCTGGTCAAGGATTGGGTTATGTTGAAAATATGTTGGCTACCCCGTTTAATACGGCAGCTTTACCAAGCACAGGCTTTAATCCTAGTCAGACTTACCAAGAAGCATATATGCAACGCCTTGCACCACAATTACAGCAAGGGCGTGAGCAATTACAGCAACAATTAGCCAACAAAGGCATTGACATTGGCTCAGAAGCCTATGACCGTGCCATGATGCAACAAGCCCAGCGTGAAAATGACTTATTGGCTGCCGCCACAACGCAAGGTTTTGGTGTTGGTCAGCAAGCCCGTCAAACTGCTTTACAAGAACAAGCCTATTTGCGTAACGAGCCACTTAACACTTTATCTGCGGTTCGCACAGGCGCACAAGTGCAAGGCCCACAATTTGTTAATTCTGCCCAACAGGCAACCACTAGTGGCCCTGATTTATTGGGTGCTGCACAAATGGGTTACAACGCTCAAATGGGTGCTTATAACGCCCAACAAGCGGGTCAAAATAACTTGACTAGCGGATTAATGGGGTTGGCGGGTACTGGAATGATGATGATGAGTGACCCACGCACCAAAGAAAACATTAAGGCGGTTGGCGTGTTAGAAAACGGCTTGACCTTGTACAGTTTTGAATACAAAGACGAATTTAAAAACCGTGAATACGCTGGTCATGGCGTTCATGTAGGCGTTATGGCTGACGAAGTAGAACAAGTTTACCCATTTGCAGTTAAAACCCTTGATGACGGCTATAAAGTCGTAGATTACGGACTAATACCATGATGCCATACAACCCATACGCTATGAACCCATACATCATGCAACAACAACAGCCTGATATTGGTGGGTTATCGCCCGTGTTTCAAAACATTGGTCAACAACAAGCTACCCAAAATGCCGCATTAGCCCAACAAAACCAACTGGTTAATCAAGCAAGTCAAGTGGGTGGTAGCGGTAGTGGCATGAATCCTATGATGATGGCAGCTATGTTGCGTAAAGACCAAGGCACAAATCCTTATCTTGGAGCGGCTAAAGCTATGTTGCAATACGGCCCTGAAAATGTTTATGGCTATGGCGGTCAAGGTCAAGTGCCAACAACGACTACTGGAATGGACTAATTATGGCTAACGGATTTTTGCCTACAAATACAGGGATTGGAACAATTCCACCTGAGTTATATGCTCAACAACAGCAGTTAAATCGCCAGCAACAAATGGCAAACTTGTTGATGCAACAAGGAATGACCCAACCACAAGGTCAAATGGTAAGTGGTCAATATGTTAGACCTAGTATTTTTCAGCAACTTAATCCATTGGCTCAACTATATGTTGGGCAAAGAATTTCAAGTAAAGCTGATAAAGAACTAGAACAACAATACAAAAATATAGAAGCAGAAAGAAAAGCTGAATCTGAGCGTTTAGCAAAAGCTTTGCGTGGTCAAGAAACTGTTACAGAAATGGCAGGGCCTTACGGCACAGGCGTTGGAGCGGGCGGTGCTAATGTACCAATGCCTACAGCAACGATGCAAGGACAGCCCGATTACAGAGGTGCTGTTGAAGCAATTATGCAAAATCGTTACGGAACAGGCCGTGAACTGCTACCAACATTGATGAATAGAGCATATCCTGAGCCTAAAAAGCCTATGGTTGTTGCCCCCGGTGGCGCATTGGTTACTGAAAGTGGTCAAGAACTTTATAAAGCCCCATTTAAACCCGAGGCTGGTACAGGCGTTGGCGAAGAAGGTGGCTATACCAAAAAAGGCGATTGGATTACGCCTACAGGAGTGCCAATTTTTAGAACCGAAGTAGCAAAAGACCGAGAAATTGCCTTTACAGCAGACCAAGTTCGTCAAGGTTTAAAAGAAATTAAACCTGAAGATGTTAAAAAGGCTACATCTATATTTGGTAGTGTTACTGGTTCAGGCCCTATTAATTACCTTGTACAACAATCAGGCAATCCAGCCGTATCTGCACAAACAAAAATTAACACAAGTGCTGTTATGCAAATTCTACAAAATTTACCGCCCGGCCCTGCTTCTGATAAAGATATTGAAAATGCTCGTAGCACATTCCCCGGTTATGGAAATGAAAAAGCATTAAATGATTGGATTAAAAACACAAGAGAAACCCTTGATAGAAAGATTAATTCTCTTAACCAAAAATACGGTAGCGAAACTTGGTATGGAAATACTGGAGTTACAACAAAACCACAGACAGGACAAAGTGGTGGTAGTGGTGTAGTTGACTTTAACGCTTTGCCACAAAGGAAATAAGCATGGATGTGCGGATGCCTGATGGTACGATTGTTAGAAATGTACCCAACAATGTAACGCAAGAAGATTTATTGGCTCGTTATGATGCTTTTAAATCTGATAAGCGTGGCAACATCATTAATACGGATGTGCCTACTGTTGTTGGTCAGGTAGCAAACCCACCAGTAACTGAAGAACCTAAACGCACTATGATGGATAGGGTAAAAGCCCTATATGAAGTGCCATTAACTGCCGCTAGTGCTGCGGTTGCAGGCCCTGTAAGTTCTGCATATGGTGTGTATAAATCCGCTACAAGTCCTGAATTTGGCACACAACAAGGGGTACAAGTAGGTCAACAAGCCCAAAGCGATTTGGCTAAACGGATGACTTACACACCTACAAGCCCTGTAGCCCAAGAGTTTTTACAAGATGTTAGCCAAGTAGCAGAAGCCGCTAAATTGCCCCCAATTATTCCAACGACAGGCATGATTCCTAGTTATGCTCGTATGGCTCAAGCGGCTACCCCACAAATTCGTGAGGGCGTTCAAACAATGCCACAAATGCTACGCAGACAACCACAATCTACTATGTCTGGTGTTGGCTCTGCGGCTACACCCAAAGAAGTAAGTCGTGTACAAATGGCTCAACAGTTGCGTGTGCCTGTGCCTTTAAGCAAAGGTCAAGCAACCCGTGATTTGGCACAACAGCAGTTTGAGATTGAAACAGCTAAAAATTACCCTGAAACTGTTGGTAAGCCATTAATTAAAGCCCAAGCTGACCGCAATGACGCTATTTTGCAAAACTTTGACGCTTTCATTGATGACATTGGCAAACAAACATTTGGTTTAGAGCCTACGGGTCGTGTAGTTGTTGAAGCTTTAAACAAAGATGCTCAAAGAGCAAAAGCTAAAATTAACGAAACTTACAAATTAGCAAGAGAACAAGGCGAAACAGAACAGCCAGTCACTTATGCACCATTACGGACATTTATTGAGGAACAAACACCTACAGTTAGGTCTAAGATTGCCCCTGTATTGGATGTTGTAAACGAGCAATTAAGCAAAAATGACCCTAAAGGAACTGGGCAAATTACGATTAATGCGTTAGAGGATATTTACGCCCTTATTAATAAGATGTATGAGCCGGGAACGCCTAATGCAACTTATGGTCGTGATTTGCGTAACATAATTAACACAATTACTGAAGGTCAAGGCGGTAAGTTATACCAAGAAGCCCGTAGTTTGCGTCAAGAATACGCTAAAAACTTTGAAAACATTGGTGCGGTTGATAGGTTGTTGCGTACTAAGCCTAATTCAACCGACCGTTTAGTAGCATTTGAGGATGTATTCCAAAAATCCATTATTAACGGCTCGCTAGATGATGTTAAAAACTTAGGAATTGCGCTAGACCGTAGTGGCCCACAAGGAAAACAAGCGTTTAAAGAACTACAAGGTCAAACTATTGAGTATTTAAAAGACCAAGTAACTAAGTCGATTGATACTGACATTTACGGAAACCCTGTGGTTTCACCCGCTAAGTTTAAATCTGCGGTTCGTTTGTTAGACCAAGACGGCAAACTTGATTATTTGTTTGGCAAAAAAGGCGCACAAGAAATTCGTGATTTGATGGAAACCACTATTTTGGTTAATGCACCATTAAAAGGTGCTGCCAACTACTCTAATACTTCTAGTGCGCTTATTCGTGCTTTAGACCGTGTTGGCGTAGGTTTGTTAGGTAAAATTCCATTAATCGGCCCTGCTACTGAGTACAGCTTTGAAAAGCTAAAGCAACGCCAAATGAAAAAACAAGTTAAAGAATCCATTAATTATTCGCCAACAAAAATGGCTGAAGAATTGAAAAAAGGAAGCAAAAAATGAGTAGAAACGGGTCAGGCGTATATTCACTTCCTGCGGGTAATCCCGTAGTTACAGGAACAACCATATCTAGCACATGGGCTAATAACACCATGAACGATTTGGCTTCTGCCCTTACTGATTCGGTAGCCGCAGACGGTCAAACCCCAATGACGGGTAACTTAGATTTAAATAGCCATAAAGTTGTTAATTTATTGGCTGGTAATGTGGCTGGCGATGCTATCGAATACACGCAATTTACTACTGCATTTGTAAACCCTACTTTTGGTGGCACAGGGTTTATGTTGATTCCAAAAGGAACTACAGCAGAACGCCCAGTAAGCCCCGTAGATGGAGAGATTCGTTATAACACCACGACTTCACAGTTTGAAGGCTATCAAGGCGGTGCATGGGGTCAATTAGGTGGTGGTGCTACTGGTGGTGGTGGGGATGAAGTATTTGTGGAGAACGGTGTAACTGTTACTACAAACTACACCTTAACAACTAACAAAAACGCTATGTCGGTAGGGCCAATTACGATTAACGCAGGCATTACAGTTACCGTGCCAAGCGGTCAGAGATGGGTGGTATTGTAAGATGAAAACCACTAAAATAAACAAATACTTAGGAGTTCGATAATGTCTATTGTCTTACAAGGCTCAACATCGGGTAGCGTTACATTACAAGAACCAGCCATTGCTGGCTCTACTGTATTGACCTTACCAGCCGTATCGGGAACAGTTCTTACGACTACCTCACCTAAAGCTGGTAATGTGATTCAAGTAGTTAGTGCTACTTATTCAACATCTACAAGCACTACTGGAAGCACTTATGTTGCATCTACAATAACGGCATCAATTACACCAACATCATCTAGTAGCAAAATATTTATTCTTGCAAATTTTTATGCACGAACAAGTGCGGCTGGAGTAAGCGTAGCCACAACGATTTATCGTGGTGCAACTGATTTAGGAACAAGCACTTATGATTTTTCTTATATTTATGGCTCTAATACAGCATTAGAACTTACTACTTCAGTTTCATTTTTAGATTCTCCAGCAACTACTTCAAGCACAACTTACACTCTTTATTTTAGAAGGGCTGATAACGCTGGAACTGCTTATCTTGGAAATACAGCAAATGATAATGTAATTACTTTAATGGAGATTGCGGCATGACAAATCACGAAGCTATTTATGCTCTTAATCCTAATGTTGTTGTGATTCGTGGTGATGTAGCTTACGATGCAGACGGCAACGAAGTCGCATACGATAAAGCCGCAGTTCAGGCTTATGTAGATGCTCATGCTTATATTGCTAAAAGAGCGGCAGAATACCCACCCATCACCGATTACATTGATGGTGTAGTAAAGGGTGACCAAGCACAGATTGATAAATACATTGCTGACTGTCTTGCTGTTAAAGCCCGTCATCCAAAAGGAGTAGCATAAGTGTTCTTTACTTACGCACATTACAAGCCTGAAGGCGGTCTTTTCTACATAGGAAAAGGCAAGCGTAGGCGTGCGTATGCTATGGATGGGCGTAATTCTCATTGGCAGAATATTGTCAATAAATACGGCAGACCCCATGTAGAACTGCTTGCTCGTTGGGATACAGAAGCAGAAGCATTTGAGCATGAAAAAGTGTTAATAGCTTGTTTTCAAGATATGGGTTATGTGTTGGCTAATAAATCCAAAGGCGGTGAAGGGCCATCAGGTTATAAATTTGCACCGCACCAAATTAAAAATCTTTCAGATGCACATTTGGGACAAACACCTTGGAATAAAGGTTTAAAAGGCGTTCAAACAGCGTGGAATAAAGGTTTGCCAATACACGAAAATGCCGCAAAAGCCCTTAATAAAATTGTTGTATGTCCTTCTTGCAACAAATCTGGTCGATATGCCTTAATGAAAAGGTATCATTTTGATAACTGTGGCATAACAAAACCATTTTCGGCAAGAGTAACAGTAAATGGCAAAAGAATACAAATTGGTCGTTTTGCAACAAAAAAAGAAGCACAGCAATTTCAAGAAACTTATTACAAAGAACACAACATTGTTCGCACATCTTGGAACAAAGGTACTAAAGGTGTAATGACCGCATGGAATAAAGGAATACCAATGAAAGAAGAATCAAAGTTTAAACTTTCTGCGGCACTAAAAGGGAAAAAACCGTGGAACAAAGGTATGATTAACAATGAATTGAGGAGTGCTTAATGCCATCAACTATAAATGCAACTCTGACCAATGGGGTCGCTATTCAGGGTGATAACTCAGGTTCTTTAGCACTCCAAACCAATAACGGTACAACTGCTGTAACGATTGATACATCACAGAATGTGGGCATTGGCACTACTAGTCCTAGTAATAAATTAGATGTTAGCGGTACTGGTCGTGTTACTGGACAACTAACTCTTGGAAACGATATTCAATTAACTAATTCCGCTTATGTATATTCAAATGCTGGTGGAAGCGGTGTTCGTGCTGGATGGTTCTTAGACGGTACAAATACGCTTGTTTCAGGATTTACTAATGGCACAGAGCGGATGCGTATTGGTTCTAGTGGTCGTATTTTTCTTGCTTGCACATCAGAACCAAATGCTTCTGTAAACGGATTTAGTGCTGATACTTCTTACACAATCATAGCATCTAGTGGTCAAACTGTGCTTTATGTAAATAGAAATACTAATACTGGAGAAATTCAACAGTTCCGTTATAACAACGGTGCTGTTGGTAATGTATCAACAAACGGTTCAAATTGCACATTTAATTCAACTTCTGACTATCGCTTAAAAGAAAATGTAGCACCCATGACTGGGGCTTTAGATAAAGTTGCCCAACTTAAACCAGTTACATATCAATGGAAAAAAGATGGTCAATATGGTGAAGGTTTTATTGCACACGAATTAGCAGAAGTCTGCCCTGAAGCAGTTACAGGCGAAAAAGATGCCGTAGAACTTGTTGATATTAAAGACGAAGAAGGCAATGTAATTGGACAAGAAGAAAAACCAATTTATCAAGCGATTGACCAATCTGTTTTGGTAGCAACACTAACTGCCGCAATTCAAGAACTAAACGCTAAAGTAGAAGCACAAGCAGTCCGCATCGCTGAATTAGAAGGAGCAAAATAATGCCTATTACCTTAGACGGCTCAAACGGAATAACAACTCCCATGTACAACGGGAGTATTACTGCTAATGCGGTAACTCCATCCGTTAATATGAAAAACCGCATCATCAATGGTGCGATGGTGATTGACCAGCGTAATGCTGGTGCTAGTGTTACAGTTCCAGCAACCACAAATACATATATTGTGGATAGATTTTTAATCTATACGGCTGGTGCATCAAAAGTTAGTGGGCAACAATCAACTACTGCACCAGCTGGTTTTTCAAATTCTTTATTGATTACTTCTTTAGCGGCAACTACACCATCTTCGGGTGATTTATATATGTTCCGTCAAGGAATTGAGGGCTATAACATTGCCGATTTTAATTGGGGTTCAGCAAATGCTAAAACAGTTACTTTGTCATTTTGGGTGCGCAGTTCGGTAACTGGCACTTATGGTGGATGTTTTACTAATGCTGATGTAAATAGAGCCTATCCATTTAGTTATACCATTTCTGCATCTAATACTTGGGAACAAAAAACAATCACTTTAACTGGTGATACAAGCGGAACTTGGAACACAACAAACGGAACTGGAATAAGACTATATTTTAGTTTGGGTTCAGGCTCATCATTTAATGGAACTGCTGGTGCTTGGGCGGCTGTTTCTGATGTAGTTTTTCCAACTGGTTCACAGTCTTTAATTGGCACAAACGGAGCAACTTTCTACATCACAGGAGTTCAGCTTGAGGTAGGCTCTACAGCTACTAGCTTTGATTACAGACCTTATGGAACTGAATTTGACCTTTGCCGTAGATATTATGAAATTTGGAGATATGCTGGCGATGGTTCTACAAATATGTATTTGCCAACTGCACAAGCGTATAACACTAATGATGCAAGAACCGCTTTATATTATTACCCTAAAAGGGCTAATCCAACTTGTGCATTTTCAGGAACAGTAAGATTTGGAACTGCCGCTGGCGGAACAAATATTACATCTTTTAATTTTGATGCGGCAGGAGTAAATTCTGTTTTGCTTTACAACAACGCAACCTCAGGATTTACTTTAGGTCAAGCACTACAAGCATCAGCACAGGCGGCAACAACTATTTCATTTAGTGCGGAGTTATAAAAATGTATAAACAATATATTGGTGCAGACGGAACATTGGCTCGTGCAATTGTTCGTTTATTAGACAACGCTTGTATCCCATTCGATTCAGCCAACACCGACTACCAAACATTCAAAAAAGAAGTCTTAGCTGGTGCAGAACTGCAAGATGCCGATGGGAATGTGATGACACAAGAACAAGCTGATGCCTTTATTGCGACTTTGCCATAGGTGATTTATGCTAATTATTGATTGGTTATTCGATAAGATTGGCTATACACGAAAAGTGTATTGGGCCGATGTATTTAAGACTTTTGATTGCCCAAAACCCGTTAAAAAAGTTGCGACTAAACGGAAAACCGTTGCAAAAAAGTCGCCAGTTAAAACGATACGCAAGAAAGCATGATATGGCTGATGACTTCCTCGACCCTTACAAATACGGTAAGTTAGTGGCCCAATTTGAAACCATGGAAAAGAAGGTTGACACCATGGAAGCCGATATTAAAAAATTGGTTGCTATGGCAGAACGGTCTAAGGGAAGTCTTTGGGCGATTATGGGGGCAGCATCGGTATTTGGCGGCTTTGTGACTTGGATAGCTGATTTGGTGTTTAAGCGATGATTCTTGAAACCATCATAGGTGCTTTAGTCCCAGTAGGCGTAGAAGGCATTAAACAACTTATAGGGCGTTTTAACGGTGGAGTTCGCCCAACCACCATTGCTGAACAGATTCAGCTTGATAACAGCGAAATTGCTCGTTTAGAAGCCCTTGCCAAGCTGGATAACCCATACGGACAACCTAGCCAATGGGTGATTGATTTAAGGGCTTCTAGCCGTTATATTGGGGCTTTAACAGTCATTGTTGTAGGACTATGCACCCTATTCTTACCCGTTGACCAGTATGTACAGCGTATTGGCCTAGAAGCTGCCAACATCGCCTTTGGATTCCTATTTGGTAGCCGTATCATGGCAAACCTGAAAAAATGAGGTTTGAGGAGTGTTTAGCCCGTGTGCTGAAACACGAAGGCGGTTATGTTCACGATAGACTTGATAGCGGGGGTCGGACTAATTTAGGGGTTACACAGCGAATTTGGGAAGAATTTGTAGGTCATCCTGTATCCGAAGCCGATATGCGTGCCTTGACCCCTGAAAAGGTCGGTAAACTGTATAAACAAAAGTATTGGAACGCTGCCTATTGTGAAGTCTTACCGAAAGGGCTTGATTATGTGGTATTTGATTTTGCCGTTAATGCAGGAACAGGGCGAAGCGTTAAGACGCTACAACAGGCTATCGGGGTGGTGGCTGACGGAATTATCGGGCCTAGGACTATGGCAGCGATTAACGGTGCAAACACTAAAAACTTGGTTGCAAAGTTTTCAGACGCTCGGACAGACTTTTACCAAGGAATAGTTGCAAGAAAACCCGACCAAGCCCGTTTTATTCGTGGATGGCTTAATCGGGTCGAAGAAGCTAGACAATTAGCTTTGCAAGATTGCGATAGTTAAAACAAACACCCCAACCCAAATTAGGATTTTATTAGTCCAATACTCTCGCTTTAAACGAGCGGGGTCATGAATTAAATAAGATTGTAGCCGTAGCATATCCATATCTTCTTCAACATACCGTGGCTTTTGGTAATTACACCCAATCTTTACTTTGCCTGTGTTGTATGGTGTGTTCATTTGTTTCTCTCCGCTAACATAGCATCAGCAATAGCATAAGATGTTTCAACAACATAATCACCCCAATCATCACAATTTTCCCATTTAGCCCTATCATATAAATATAACCATTGATGGGTTAATAAACCTTGCATAGCTTTGGCAGCAAAGTAATCTCGCAAATCCATTCCTTGTTGATAGCCAGAATTTGGTACTGGAAACGCTTTCATCATCCCCCCCATGAATCGTTAATGTATTCTTGCGCTTTGTCTAATAGACCGTAAGACGCAAACATCTCATAGACGCTTACACCGCCTATTTTTAAGTCCTCAATCTCAACATAGTCAGACATTAGGCCCACATCGGGTTCGGCTGAACATTCTGTGCCGTAAACATCGACAGGCGTATCGCCCATCATAATGGTATTGATATAACTCACGATATACCCCCTGTATATACAACATAGACAACTGCTGGTATGCCAAAGGCAATCAGCCCCCCAATTACACCTAATAAAACATCTTTCATAAATCCCCCTTTAAAAATCTTTTTACTTCTTTAATATCGCTTTTAGACAAAGGCAAACCATTTTGGTAGCGTTTGCACATTTCATTAATTCTTGCATTTTTGTCACGATTAGGCCAATCCGCATCACCAAAAGCCCTAGCTTTTTCTTCAGCAGTTAATTGAATTGGTGGCAAACCTAATTCTTTACGCAACTTAATTTCTGCTTTTAATTCATCGTATGTTCTCAATTTAATCCCCCGATTTAATTAAACAACGCTTGTAGTATTACATACAATCAACTTTAGTTTATTAGGACAAACCCTAAGTCTTGTATAAGAGTAAAAAGACAGGGCAAGATTTGGTGGGCTGTTTCATGTAACGCAGAAAGCCGCAAAACTCGCTACTTGCCACATCCTCTTGGGGCGGCTTAACGCCCTGTTAAGGTGGGGTGATAGCCCGTGAAGGTTGGGCGGGGGAAGCCCAGCTACCACCCCGTTGTTATTATAGTTTGTTTTTGGCCCTGTAAAAGGCCAACAAGTGACTAAAACATTCCCACCCGATTCTCAGGTCAGCATCAGGTATCTCTAGTAGTTTAGCCTTATTTTCTTGGGCGTTGACATAAACAATCGCACATCGAGCGTTAGGCATCTCAAAGCCGTGCCTGTAAGCCGCTAACTGCATATGGTGGTCAAAATAGGTATCAAGTTTATCCACATCCTTTTCGGTGGTTTTAAAGTCAATTACAAAGCCATCGGTTTTAGGGTGGTAATGGGGTCGGCTAATTAGGTCGCATTTACCGCCATAACCACCGTGGGCAAAGGACTTCTCAGCAACCCATAACTGTTGCCCAAAATGCTCGTTTATGGCCTTTTCTACGACACGGACATAGGTTGGTAACTCAGGGATGTAAACGCCCTCGTAAAACGCTTCTATGATGCCGTGTATATGAGTTCCTCGTTCCGCAGCTTGCTTGGCGGTTTCTTTGCTGTCGGATACAACCCGACTTAGCCAATCTTCTTCCGATTCCCCGTCTAGGCGAGGTAATGTAAGTGCAGCGAGTATGGCTTGTTGTTGTTTCCATACATCAAGGGCTGGCTTGGCGGCACACCCAATAATGGTGGTAACTGAGGGCAGTAAACCCCGTTCTCTTGCGTCTTTGACAGTTGTGTTTCTTTCTTTGCCATTCTTGCCAACGATGCGATAGGCTGTATCGCCATTGGGTAGATACCAATGACCACTTTCACTTGTATTCTCCTTCACTAACATAAATCCCCCTTAACTTGCTAACGATAATATATCTCTGCGCTCTCGGTCATTCGTGACCCGCTCGGCACAAGCCAAGACCACGCTTTTAATGACGGTTTCTAAGTCCTCAACGGCAAATCCAATGATGGGTACTTCCTCATCGTAGCCCCGTTCTTGAAAAGTCTTGACGGTGTATTTGGATTCAATCACATCTTTAATCGCATGGTTCATGGCTTTCTCCTAAAGGTTATTCCCCCTAGAACGGCACACTTAAATCCTCATCATCCTCAATAGCATTGTGGACTTTGCGGTTCTTGTTTTGAAATTCTGCCGACTGCATGATTTGGTTTTTCAGGCCATCGGACAGGCTATCAAATACGGCTTGGTCAAACTTCTGCATATCAAACAGAAGTGTTGGGTTTACGCCACTAGGTAACCCAGCTTTAGCAACTACGGCTGGTACTGGCGTTACGGCTACCGCATCGGCATAGGTCTTTCCGTTGGATTCTCTATGCTGAATGGTAATCATGCACCATTTGTCTAACAAATTTGTTAGGTCAAAGCCCCGCAATTCATCATCGGTAAATGATTTGCCACGCCAAGATTCCAAGTCCTTCCGTAACGAAGCCTTTTCGCCTAGCGACAGCGTGTAATTGCGGGTTTGGATTAAGGGTTTGCCTTCATCGGTCTTGAGGTCATCACCGTGCAATTCCCAAAAAAACTTGACCTTACGCAACATATTGACTTTGCCCATGTATTCGGACTTCTGCGTTCCAAGGTCAATAATGCGGTATAGACGGGCCAAATGTGACCCAGTTGGTGCAATCTTAAATTCTTTCACGGGTGCGCTTCCTGTAACTATCATTGTTTTCCCCCAAAAATATTAGAAAAATCATCGGCAATAGCAGACAAAATGGGGTTAATCCTACCCTTTTTGGGTAGGCCGCAATGAAACCTGATTAGGTCAATTTCTTCCAATGTCAACATATCGCCATCTTCTGCCTTATCCAAAGCTATACAAAGTTTCTCTTGTTCAGCCATCATATCGTTGTGTAATTCCTGTAAGTCATCCATAAGTTTCTCCATAAGTTAGCCTGAGTAGTCAGGTAACTTTACTATAAACCTTTTTTTACCCATGTGCAAGATTTGTTGTTAAAATATCTACTTAACCAATAAAATTACTTTTATGGACTTCAAACTTACACCCAAACAAATGATTCATTTATGCGGTGGCCCTGCCAAAATCGCCCGCAGATTCAAGGTAACCACTCAAGCCGTGCATCGTTGGCAACACGAAGGTTTGCCCCACAGCAAGCTTTTAGAACTAGCAGCGCAGATAGAACGGGAAAGCCATGGGCTAGTAACTCGCAAGGATATGTTTCCCCAGTCTTGGCATTTAATTTGGCCTGAGTTGCAATAGCGCAAAATTTTGATTTATACTATGCCTGTCGAGCGTGGAAACTCGATAAGGCTACCGTAAGACCTCATTCACATGGGTTGGTTTATTGACGATTTAAGCTGTAGCCTTGTCACTTTTCCACGCCCCAGCCCAGTTGAATGAGGTTTTTCATTTGTGGCCCGACCTAGCCCGTTCTCAAGCGTGTTGCAACGGTAAAGGCTGTAATCCTTCAGAAGCGAAACGGCATTAGCCCCATGTTTTTGTTGCTAAATGAGCAAAAATTATGGAACTGTCCTGTTGTCAAAAGACAAGGGGAACTGGGTAGTCTTGGTAACGGCAGACCTGAACAAGCAAAAATACCCATCATTTAGTTATACCGAAGTCCGAAACATCCGAACTCGAATAATTCATCCTATCTACGGATAGGAGTATTACGCCTTCAATCCTCACAAACCGACCCGAATACTTAAACCCATAGGTTATACAAACATATAATAAATAAACTTAAAAGTAACATAAATAGGTCATTAACCCATTTAATGCCACATTTATAAGCCATTAAATAAAATTGCCCCACATTAGGGTAAGTCCCAATAAACAAAAGTTGATAATCCCTTACGATTACATTACCAACTTAAAAGGGGGAAATATGAAATACATCATCGCATTACTATTAACGTTTGGCATTAATACCGCCCAAGCTGAAGCTATCGCCCAATCACCAAACGAGGGCGGTGGCTTTATTGTATTAACAAACGAAGTATGCGTAGTGAATAAAAAAACCTTTTCTGAACTGCGTAGGGTGTATAGCTATACCCAAAGCGGTCTTACGCAAGAAGGCTGTTTTATGCTTGAAGATGACACCGTAGTCGTAGTATGGGAATCAGGCAATAAAAGACGCTATTCTGCAAGCGGGTTTATTTTGGTCAATCGGGGGAAAAATATATGAAATTAATTATTTCCTTAATTGTTGTTGTTTTTTCGCAACTAACTTTTGCCCAAACTTATGTGGTGACCGACCCGCAAGGTAATGTTTCTTATTATGTACAAAAACAGGGTAATTCGGCTCAAATAGTAAACAATCAAGGGGTGGTGCAAAACGCCACAATCTATCCTAATCAGGTCGTTACACCGCAAGGATGGGCGATTGGCACACCGTCTTACACCGTGCCTATGTCACCCCCAAGCCCACCATCACCACGAGTATTGCAATGACACCGTTAGAACTAGCCGACAAATTGGAACAACTGATGTTGACCACTAAAGTCGATTACACCGTGCAAGAAGCTGCGGATATGATTCGTGAATTGCACCTTAAAAACCGTGAATTACAAATGCGCTTAGATTCCATGACCGCTAGAGTGGAGTATTTATGACTACATTTACTACCGATGACCGTATAAACGCTTATAGTCATTACAAAATCTATGACGAACACGGTGAATTAATGCGTACCGTCAAGACTAAGCATGAAGCCGAGCATTTAATTAAAACCTATACCGACTGGACTTATCAGTTTGTACAGGCTGAAAAACAAATATTGGATTTGCCTGATGCACCTTTTTAAATGGATTGGCACGGGCCTGTGCTTAATTGGTATTGGGCTAACCAGTATTAACGAATACCCCGCCAACATCTTGTTTGGCTTTGTGGGTAGCGTAATGTGGGCTATAGCTGGTTGGAAGCAAGACGATTGGGCGTTGTTTTTAGTAGAATTTGCTGCTGTACTAATGTACTTTTTTGGTTTGTATTTGTATATTTTTAACAATCTATCTAAATGGGGGATTTAGTGTGGAATTTGAGAAATTTTGGGAAGTGTGGCCTAAAAAAGTGGCTAAGAAAAAGGCTGAATCTGCTTGGGGGAAGTTATCCCAGCTTGAAAAGCGAGAAGCAATGGAAGCCTTGCCAAAACACATCAAATACTGGGAAATAAAAAAGACGCATATTGACTTTGTGCCATATCCTGCGTCATGGCTTAACGGTTCTAGGTGGGAAGATACATTAGATATGACCCCCGCCAAAGAAAAGGTGGATAGGTCGTGGATGTTTAGTCAGCAAGGCATTGAAGCCAAAGCAAAAGAACTTGGCATTTTAGGTAATGGCTACGATACTTACGAAACTTTGAAACGCAAGTGCATGGTGAAGTTAGGAATGGAACTTGAATGAGCAAGAACATAAATATCGCTGCGGTGTTAGGCAGTTGTGTAAATGGCGGCACGAATGGGGGTTAGCAAAGTTTAGGGAATATTTATCAAACTACAAACTTGATAGTCAATTACTAACAGATTTTGCTGACCAATGGAAAAAAGGTAACAAAGGTAATAAGGGGGAATGGATTGAATGAGTTGGCTCTTTTCGCAGGCGCTGGTGGGGGAATACTTGGGGGACATTTGCTCGGATGGCGAACCGTCTGTGCAGTCGAATGGGAATCATACCCAGCAAGCGTATTGCTTGCCCGACAAAATGACGGAATACTCCCGCCTTTCCCGATTTGGGATGATGTTCAAACCTTTGACGGAAAACCGTGGCGAGGAATTGTTGATGTTGTATCGGGCGGCTTTCCATGCCAAGACATCTCAGTTGCAGGAAAAGGAGAAGGTATTGACGGAGAACGGTCAGGAATGTGGCGAGAAATGGCACGGGTCATTAGCGAAGTTAGACCAAAATTCGTATTTGTGGAAAACTCACCAGCTCTCGTTTCTAGAGGACTTGGAACAGTTCTTGCAGACTTGGCCAAGATGGGGTTTGATGCGGAATGGGGAGTGTTGGGACATGACAAATTCGGTGGTCAACACAGGCGAGAACGAATCTGGATTGTTGCCTACACCGACAAAAGAACTTTTCAGTCATTGGGCATCCGCCAAATCAAAACTTTACAACAATGGCAAAAGAAAGAGCGGTGTGAAGGTTGGGTCGATTTTATGGTGGGAAATGACGGAACATCATCTCCGTTATGGGGGTGCAGAGGACAAAACTTTAATCCCCGACCCATTATGTGGCGAAAAAGTGATGGAATGGCCGATGGGGTGGACAGAATTGCAGCCATTGGAAATGGACAAGTTCCAAGAGTGGCTGCAGCAGCATGGACATGGTTAAAAGGTGAAAAATGAAAGAATATGACCCACACGAAGCAATCGACTTTATATTTAAAACTGCACCACAATACGCTAAAGCGTCAGGTGAATTGGCCCAGCTTGAGAACTTTCGGCATAGTTTAAAAGCTATCAAAATGTCACAAACTGAGGAACAATCGCTAGGCGCACAAGAACGAGAAGCCTACCGTAGCCAAGACTACCAAGACCTTTGCAAAGCCATTGGTGTAGCAGTAGAGCAAAAAGAAGCCTTACGCTGGCAATTAGAAGCCGCCAAGATGCGGTTTGAAGCATGGCGCACCCAACAAGCTAACGACAGACAAATAGAAAGACTAACCAAATGAGAGAATTTGCCGAAGTATTTTTAGACTTAAACCGTGCAATTAAAAAGTTACATAATGCCAAGCTAAAACAAGACCATACACAGGCTTATTTGATTAGCTGTGATGTGACCGACTTGGCCCAAGAACTTGAGGATGTTCTGCAAAACGATGCAAACATTCAATAAGATAATGCGTAACGCCTTTGCCACGCACATTGACTACGGTGCGTTTAAAGGCTTAATTCCTAGCAATCCAGCCTTTTGCCCTAGCAATATTGACGGCATAGCAGAGCGAAATGGCAAGTTTTTGGTGATGGAATGGAAACGCCCCAATGAAAAGGTTAGCGAAGGTCAGCGCAGATTACTACAAGCTTTTGCCAAAAAGCCTGATTTTACGGTGCTGATTATTGAGGGTAATACTGACGATGGATTGGTTGTTAATGATTTTTGGCAGCTACACCCGTTTAATCATAGTAAAGTAGGGCATGGGCCTGAAGAACTTAAAGCATTTTATGTAATGTGGTACGACTACGCTAATGAACAAAAAGGATAAAAAACGCCATGACGATATTGCACGACTTGGTTGCGTCTTATGCTACTACTTGGGCATCAATGACACCCCCGCAGAGCTTCACCATGTCAGACGCTTTGGGGGCAAACGGTCAGAAGCACCAATTCTCCCTCTATGTACCGAGCATCACAGAGGTAATTCAGGTGTGCATGGACTCGGAGCAAAAGCTTTTGAAAGACATTACGAAGTTGAGTTCGATACTTTAATTGAGATTGTAGAAAGACGGCTAAATGGATGATTTGGCTTTGTACTTTGGAATGGTTGTTGTCCTATTGCCGTTTATAGCAATATGGATTTACTTACAACTCTAACGGGTCGAACCCCAACTCGTTAGCCACCGCTTTGGCACGGTTTCTAAAGGTTTTATCGTGCTTAGTCCACGCATGGGTAACTGTATTCCACCGACTTGCATGAATCATCTCATGGGCCATAGTCCGAATAACTGTATCTAAATGCCCACAACGAGCATCGGAAATAGTAATGGTATGGGCGTGTTTTTCGCCATCGTCATAAAGATATGTACCCATTGCTTCAGGGTCGCTATCTACGACAAACTTAATTTCTTCAGGTAAGGGTAACTCCCAAGACGAAAACGGTTCTACGCAGTAAAGCATGGCGTAAATGTTTTCAATAATCTTGGGTGTTAACTTCATACTTGCAATATTTCCCCACGAAACTCGACTTCATCCTCACCGCAAGCCATAATCATCTCAGGCATTAACAGCCTACCACGCTCCCACGAAGCCATTACAAAGCCTTGCCGCCAATCTTTAGCGTTATCCTCAGTATAGGAAAAGGATTCGTCATTAGGGTCGGCTAATGTGCCTGTTTGCACACCCCAATAGGTCTTTTGGTCAAAAGTCGATATTGGGCTACAAGTCAACACATGGGTATGCCCAGTAAAAATATTACAGAAACTTGCTTGTACATTTTGATAGCCAGCGTAGCGACCACCCTTATGCCTGTGTTTAATTACAGTATCGTCATTAACCCAAAACGACCAACAAGTTTCCCAGTTAGGGAAGTGATATTTAAGGTTAAATCCGTCAACCCCCGAAAACTCAGGCGCACGGGCTACTAATGCAGCTTCATACCGCATATCGTGGTTACCCAAAGTCCAAATCAGTTTAGCCCCTGCTGGGCGCACATTTTCAATGGCTTCTAAATGGGTTTTACAGTAGTTTAGTTCGTCTAATACGCTAGGTTGACGGTCATAGTTAATCTTTGGGAAACGGCTCAATACAGCCCCGTCAAAAGCATCACCATTGCAGATAATGGCTTTTGGCTTGAAATACTCAATAAACTTAATTAAAGCTTTAAATGAGGTCGTTGTGCTTTCGGTAAAGTGGGCATCAGAAAAGATAATGACACGCCCTTCTTCCATCTCCATGCCACGCCTAACGCTATGTTGCGTTGCTTCTAAACGCTCTTTTAGCTTTTCTTCTCGTTTTTCTCGCTCAATTTTTGCGACTTCCGCTAGTTCTTTAATTCTGTTTTGTTTGTAAACAGGGTCGGTATCTAGCTTAATCTTGTGTCTTACTTCAATCGACCTCCTACGAGCCATGATGTTGCGTACATTGACCCCTGTTACTTTTGAAAAAGCGGCAGGGCTTGGGTATTCATGCCACTTTGCTATAAATTCTTCATCGCTAAGAAAATATCCGTATTGATTTTGACCCATATATAGCCTTGACTATGATAAAGTTAGCCTATCTTAACCGAAAATTGTTAATAATCAATGCCATACGCCCGTAAGGTTGATGTAAACCAAACAGAAATAGTAGAAACCCTTAGAAAAGCGGGGGCTGATGTATATATTTTGTCAATGGTAGGTAGGGGAATCCCTGATTTAATGGTGTGCTACAACGGTGAAACCATTTTGATGGAAGTCAAGCGTGACGCTAAAGCCAAATACACCAAAGACCAACTAAAGTTTATTGCTAACTGGAAGGGTGGGCCACTTAGCCGTGTAGATTCACCTGAAGCAGCGTTAAGGGTGATTGGTTTAATTGCAAAACAGGAATATAATCAATAAAAACAAGGAGTTTTTATGGAAAATTGTGCTTTATTCCTAGCTACATTGCTACATTCTGCGACTAACACGCACTTTTTCCATTGGAGCACAGGCTCATACGCCCAACACAAGGCTCTTGGCAATTATTACGATGAAATCGTAGAGTTGGTTGATACTTTAGCGGAATCCTACATGGGAAAATACGGAAAGCTAACCACTTTCCCAAGCGTTTACCACCAACCAAAAGACCCAATTAAGTATATGGAATCGCTACAAAACTTTGTGGCTGATGCCCGCCAAGATTTGCCGCAAGATTCTGAAATCCAAAATTTAATTGATTCTATTGCTGATTTAATCAACACTACTGCGTATAAGTTAAAGTTTTTGAAGTAAAACAAAACCCCAAAGGTTCTGACAAACCAATGGGGCTTCTAACCACCACAATATAAGAGGTATTGCTATGGCTGACCAAATTTTAACGCAAGAATATTTACATACTGTTTTTACATATACAGACGGATACTTGTTTTGGAAAAAAACAAGGCACAGGAATACTTAAACATCAAGCTGGTTGGCAAGATAAATTAGGTTATTGGAATTTAGGTTTAAACAGAAAAACCTATAAAATTCATAGACTTATATATTTAATGCATCATGGTTATATGCCAAAGTACATTGACCACATTGATAACAATCCATCAAATAACCGCATTGAAAATTTAAGACCAACAAGTTCAATGCAAAATTCGTGGAATCAAAAAACTCGCAAAACTAATACAAGCGGTCATAAAGGAATTTGTTGGAGCAAAAATGCTCAAAAATGGACTGCAAGATGCATGATTAACGGTAAAAGCAAATTTTTAGGCCAATACGAAAACATTACCCAAGCCATTGAAATTGTGAGAAAATTTAGAGAAGAAAATCAAGGCGATTTTGCAAGACATTGTTAAGGAGATTGCTATGCCCCTAGTAAAATCAAGCAGTTCGGAAGCTGTTGGAAAGAATTATAAGAAAGAACGGGAATCAGGCAAGTCAAAAAAGCAAAGTTTAGCCATTGCTTTGTCAGTCCAACGCCAAGCCGCCAAAGGCAACCGCAAAGCCAAGTTGGAAGATGCTTACGCTAAATACATTGAAGAAAAAGCATGAGTAGGCGTGACCAAATCCGTGCTGCAATGGATAAGCACGATAAGCCCATACCTAAAACCACAAAGGGCAAAGGTCGCAATTATTTATCCGTAGAAGAAGGTGCGGGTATGACGGCTAAAGGTCGAGCCGCCTACAATCGTAAGAACAACGCAAATTTACAAGCCCCCCAATTTAGTGGGCCACGCCATGATAGTTTCTGTGCAAGGTCTAAAGGCTGGACTGGGGAACGAGGAAAAGCAGCAAGAGCGAGATGGAGTTGCTAATGAAAGACGGTCTTTACAGTAATATTCATAAAAAAAGGGCTAGGATTAAGGCTGGTTCAGGTGAAAAGATGAAAAAGGCTGGGGCTAAAGGTGCTCCAACTGCCCAAGACTTTAAAGAATCGGCAAAGACCGCCAAAAAACCCCGCAGACAAATGATTGCTGACGCTATGAAGGATATGTAATGTTTAAAAAAGAAAAGATTAAACCTGAGAACTCTTTGTTGCAACCGCACAAACAAACAACGCTAGAAAAGAACCAAGATAAGCGTGAAAAGCGTAAAGCCGCATTGATGAAACACTTTAACCAATTTGTTAAACAGATGGCATAAACTTAGTTTTAGTATTAGAATTTACCCTAACTAAATCAATCACTTGAGGTAGTAATGGATAATAAAGAATCGAAAACTGTCGATGTAAGGCATAAAAACCTTAGTCGAGCAGGCAGACCAGCAGGCGTACCAAACAAATCCACCGCCATGGCTAGAGAAGCCATAGCACGGTTTGTTGATGGTAATAGCCATAAGTTACAAGAGTGGCTAGAAGCTATTGCTGATGACCCTAAATATGGCCCTAAACACGCATTTGATTGCTTTATGCAAGTGGCTGAATACCATGTACCTAAACTAGCCCGTACTGAGCATACTGGTAGCGAGGATAAACCCATTCGATATGTGGTTACATGGAAGAAGTAATCGAATATACAGACCTCAATATTGAACTGTATAAGCCTAGAGATGTATTCCTAGACTTCCACGATAGAACCCAACGCTGGGCTGTTATTATTGCTCACCGAAGGGCTGGCAAGACTGTAGCTTGTATTAACGATATTCTTTGGCGAGCCTTGACCGAAACTAAGGAAAATGCCCGATATGCGTATATTGCCCCTTACTATGCCCAAGCTAAGTCTATTGCTTTTGATTACCTTATGCAGTTTAGTGAGCCTGCACGGATTAAGCACAATATCTCTGAATTGTGGGTCGAGTTATTCAACGGGGCTAGAATTCGTTTGTTTGGTGCAGACAATCCTGACGCACTTAGGGGTTTATACCTAGATGGCGTAGTTCTTGACGAATATGCCGACATGAAGCCAAAGATATGGGGCGAGGTCATCCGACCCTTATTGGCTGATAGACAGGGTTGGGCTACATTTATCGGCACACCAAAGGGCCACAACACCTTTTACGACATATACCAATACGCCACGCTAAACAAAGATGAATGGTATAGCACCGTCTTACGGGCTAGTAAAACCAAGATATTGCCCCAAGCTGAATTGGATGATGCACTTAAATCCATGAGCATTGACCAGTTTCAGCAAGAGTTTGAATGTAGCTTTGAAGCTGCCATACTGGGTGCTATATACGGCACGGAGATGCGGTTACTTACGGATGCTGGGCGTATTACCAAAGTCGAGTGCGACCCTATGTTTCCTGTACATACAGCATGGGATTTGGGCTACAACGATGCCACGGCTATTTGGTGGTTTCAGGTGGTGCATGGCGAGATTCGGGTATTGGATTACCACGAAGCGCATGGGCAACCCATCATTTACTATGCCAACCAAATCAAAGAACGCCCCTTCGAATATGGCACACATTGGCTACCCCATGACGCTAGAGCAAAGACACTAGCAAGTGGTGGTAAGTCAATAATTGAACAATTAATGGATAAATTACCCCTAAAAAGCGGAAATTTGTTTAAAATTGTTCCAAATCTGTCATTACAAGACGGTATTCAAGCTACAAGGATGGCATTAGCTAGGACTTGGTTTGATGCCTTTAAATGTCAAGACGGTATTGAGTGCTTGCGACAGTACCAAAGGGAATACGATGAGGATAAGAAAGTATTTCGAGATAAGCCTAGACATGATTGGACTAGTCATGGAGCGGATGCTTTTAGGATGCTTTCTATTGCTTGGCGAGATGAAACAGAAATTGAAAGACAAAATCAGCCGATTAAAGGCATATTTGTCGGACAGACTGATGTGACCCTTGAGGAAATGTGGAAAAGCGCACCAACAACTAAATATCAAAGGTATTAATGAATAACTTTTTTGTCTATGTCGATGTAAAGCCTGATGGAACGCCATTCTATATTGGCAAAGGCTTAATGCACCGTGTTAATGACAAAAGACAAAGAAATGAAGACCATACAAAGGTATGCGAGCAGTTTACTACATGGGAAAGACGGCTTGCTTTTATGGGTAATGAAGCTGATGCTTTTGCAAAAGAGATTGAATTGATTGCTAAGTACAGACCTACATTGGTAAACAAAACCGATGGTGGTCAGGGCATTAGTGGACTGCCAAGAACGGTTGAGTGGAAATCAAACATAGCCCGTAGCGTGCAAAAGGTATGGCAATCGGACAAAAAAGAAAAGATTGTTAATGCAATCAAAGCAGCACATAACAAACCGCAAACAAAACTAATTATGCAAACCATTGGAAAAGCTAGAGATTTAAGCCGTTTCCATGCAAAATATATGTGTTTGGAATGTGGTCACATATCGCTTAGTCGTTGGGTGAACCAACATCAAAAATTAACCAATCATTCAGGGAAAACAGTTTTATGAATGACACACTAAACAAAACCTATACCGATTGGTACAACACCATCGCCCAGTATGACAAATCATTTAGGGAATGGGAAGCACGAGTACCCCGTATTATTAAGCGTTACCGTGATGACAGCCGCACCCGTAATAACCCTAATGCTCGTTTTAATATCCTTTGGTCAAATGTTCAGGTTATCAAGCCTGCTATCTTTGCAAGACTTCCCCGCCCTGATGTAAGCCGTAGATTTCGTGACAACGACCCGATTGGGCGTGTAGCGTCAATGATGCTTGAACGGGCGTTGGAATATGAGATTGAACACTATTCTGACTACCGTTCCGCTATGGATAATGCGGTGCTTGACCGCTTATTGGGTGGGCGTGGCACAGCATGGGTGCGGTATGAGCCACATATTGTTGCAGAGCAAAACGACCTAAATACAGGGTTAGCTGGTCAAGATGTAGGTAATGGTGTACAGATTACAGAGGATGCCGATGAAGCTGAAACGGAAAACGCTGAATTATTGGAATCGCAAGAACGCATTGAATATGAGTGCGCCCCTGTGGATTATGTTCATTGGCGTGACTTTGGTCATACTGTTGCTCGTACTTGGGAAGAAGTAACAGCCGTATGGCGTAAAGTTTATATGAGTCGCCAAGCCTTGATTGACCGATTTGGCGAGGAAGTTGGTGGCAGTATTCCGCTAGACACTAAGCCTGAATCCGATAAATGGGCCACTAAACAAATGGTTGCCGAGCATTATCAAGCTTGTATATACGAGATTTGGGATAAAGAGCAAGGTAAAGTCTTTTGGATTAGCAAGTCAATGGGTGAGATTCTTGACGAGAAAGATGACCCATTACAGTTAGAGGGATTCTTCCCATGCCCTAAACCGTTGTATGCAACGCTGACCACAGATAACCTTGAGCCTGTGCCTGACTTTGTTTTATACCAAGACCAAGCCAAACAGTTAGATACCCTTGCAGACCGCATTGATGGCCTTGTAAACGCTTTGAAAGTGCGTGGTGTATATGACGCTTCCGAATCTAGCCTAGCCCGTCTATTCTCTGAGGGCGAGAACAATACCTTGATACCAGTCAAGAACTGGGCTGCTTTCTCTGAAAAGCAAGGCATGAAAGGTGCGATTGACCTTGTTGACTTAGCCCCATTTGCCCAAGCCTTACAGATGGCTTATCAGGCGATGGAGCAAGTCAAGGGCCAAATCTACGAGATTATGGGTATTGCCGACATTCAGCGTGGTCAAACCGACCCCAATGAAACGCTTGGCGCACAGATTATTAAGTCCAATAACGCTGCGGGTAGGCTTAAATACTTACAACACGCAGTCGTTGACTTTGCTACCGAACTCTTAAAGATTAAAGCGCAGATTATCTGCAAGCACTTTACTGAGGATACGATTGTCAAGATTAGTGGTGCAATGCAACTAAGCCCACAAGACCAAGCTTTAGTGCCACAAGCCTTGATGTTACTCAAGGATGAACCCGCTAAAAACTTCCGTGTTGAAGTCACTAGCGATTCAATGATTTACCAAGACGAACAACAAGAAAAAGCTGACCGCATGGAGTTTTTACAAGCCATGAGTGGCTTTTTAAGCCAAGCTATTCCTGCTGCACAAACAACCCCTGAAATTACACCCGTGCTTATGGAAATGCTTAAGTTTGGCGTAACTGCGTTCAAGGCTGGTAAGGGATTAGAAGGACTGATTGATGAAACTGCCGACCAATTTAGAAATCAAGCTAAAGCGATGGAAGGCCAACCCAAGCCACCGCCTGTTGAAGTGCAAAAGATTCAGGCTCAATCTCAGGCTAAGATTCAAGAAATGCAAATGTCAGTCCAACTTGAACAGCAGAAGATGGCTGCCGAAATGGAATTGGAAAAGGCTAAACAGGAGTATCAGGCACAAGAGAATCAGCTTAAATTCCAACTGGAAGAACAGCGTAACGCTCAAGAGCGTGAGATGGAGATGAAGCTGGCTCAAATGAAGATGATGACCGAGCGCAACACCCAACTCCTATTGGCTTACATTAACAACGGGGCTAAGATTGAAACCGCTCGTATTAGTGCTGGTGTAGATAGCGGTGAGGGAATCCCTGAAATGTATGACATGGATGAGGATATGCTAAAGGCTCAAGAACATCCATTAGCCCCCATCGCCAACGCTATTGCCCAAGGTAACCAAGAAATGACGGCTACACTAGGTGCTTTGATTGAACGACTTAACCAACCCAAACAAGTTCTCCGTGATGAGAACGGCAAAATCATAGGAGTAACAAATGCCCAGTAATCTTAAATATTCCAATGGCACACGAAATGCCCAACAAGTCGGACTGATTACCTACGCTGGGTCAGGTGCGTTAATTAACATTTATTCAGGTAGCCAACCCGCTAATGCTAATACAGCCATATCAGGGCAAACCCTACTGGTTACCCTTACAGTATCAGGCTCATTTGGTACGGATAGCAACGGTACGATTACTTTATCGACTGTGACTAACGGCACGGCAGTAGCGACTGGCACGGCATCATTTTTCCGTATCACCCAATCTAATGGCTCTACCGTGGTGATGGATGGCTCGGTAGCTACAAGCGATGCTGATTTGGTGCTAAACAATACAAGTATCGCAACAGGTCAGGTTGTCAGTATCTCCGCAGGCACGATTATCAGAGCAAACCAGTAAGGATAAATTATGGCTTTAGTCCTCAAGGATAGGGTCAAAGAAACAACGACCACGACTGGCACAGGCTCGTTTAGCCTTGCGGGGGCAGTTACTGGCTATGATTCGTTTGGTCAAATTGGTTCAGGAAACACCACTTACTATGCGGTTTACCTTGACGGTGGCTCAGAATGGGAAGTGGGTATTGGTACTTATACCGCACCATCTACGCTATCTCGTGACACCATTTTAGCGTCTAGTGCGTCAGGTGCAAAGGTTACATTTAGTGCAGGGCAAAAGACCATTTGGTGCGATTACCCCGCAGGCAAGGCTGTTTATTTAGATGCTAGTGGCTCAATTTCTCAGCCTATTGTTAATATCTCAGGCATTAGTGGGGCTATTTCTACAGTCGATACCATAACTTTTGATACAGGCTACACCACTACTTTGACTACAGGTCAGCTTGGTTGGGATGGTAACAACACGCTTGGACTAGGTATGTCAGGCGGTAATATCGTTCAAGAGATTGGCTTGCAAAGCTACATCTACGGTAAGGCAACATCGGCAATTACAAAAGGTCAACTGATTAGAAAGACGGGTGCAAACGGCTCGTCAGGAGTAGTTACCTTTGCCCCCACCACCGCCAATATGACAAACTCAGGCGATGTGATTGGTATTGCGGCAGAAGATATTGCTTTAAACGGCTTTGGTTACATTACATCTGTAGGCAATCTAAGGGGTTTTAATACTACAGGCTCAAGTTCAGGCGAAACATGGGCAGACGGTGATACTTTGTATTACAGTCCAGCAGGTAATGGTTTGATGACCAAAACTAAACCATCTGCCCCTAACATTAAGACCGAAGTCGCTATCGTTACAAATGCAGGGTCAGGCGGTTCAGGCTCAGTTGTTGTAGAAATTATTCATGGTTCACAGCTTGGTGGTACAGATTCCAATGTACAGATTACAAGCCCAACAGGGGGTAATTTACTTTCTTACGACCAAACGGCTGGATATTGGAAAAACATAAATTTAACAGACGGCACGGGAATCACCGTAAGCGAAGCAACAAATGGAGCAATTACAGTAACGAATACTGGTGTTACCGCTCTCTCTGCTGGTACAGGAATATCCGTATCGGGCTCGACTGGTAGCGTTACTGTAACCAACACCGCCCCTGACCAAACCGTAAGTTTGACTGGTGGCACAGGCATTAGCACTAGTGGCACATACCCTAACTTTACAATTACCAATACTGCACCTGACCAAACTGTAAGTATTTCGGCAGGAACAGGCATATCGGTATCGGGTACTTACCCTAACTTTACGGTTACCAATACCGCACCTGATGTACCGTTTACCTATACGACCAACTACATTCCGTATGGTCAAGGAACAACCACGCCTACCCAATCGGCTAATCTGACCTTTGATGGCACAACCCAAACCGCCCCAATTCAACGGGCAAGTAACGGTATTGTGACCAACAATAAAACGATTGGCACTAGCTTTACTATCCCATCTACGGATAACGCTATGTCAGCAGGGCCAGTAACCTTATCAAACGGTGTTACGGTCACCGTATCTAGCGGCTCTCGTTGGGTAGTCCTATAAGATGTTAGGCTTTAACGCCTTTTCTGAACAAGCAATATCGGACATAAGTTTGCCCGTTATTACGGGTGTTTTATACGCTACCGACAACAACGACACCGCAAGCCTGACTGGTCAGGTATTAGTAACGGGAAGCATTAATACTACCGATGGCACAGACTACGCATTACTTAGTGGTGAAAATAGGGTTGACGGGGTATTAGATACTACCGATAGCCCTGATACCGACCAGTTTACAGGCGCAGTAGCCGTAAGTGGCGTACTAAGTGCTACAGATGGTACAGATACCGCAAGTCTATTGGGTGCAGTCAATGTATCAGGAATCCTTGATACTACCGATGAAAACGATACAGCTTTATTAATTGGAGAAACAGGCCCTGCCCCATCGCCCACAGGCGTAGATACCCATGACGGCTTTACCCCTGAAGAAATCCGTAGGGCTAGAAACCTAGACCGCAAGATTCGGGAAAAACAATTAGCCCTTTACAAAACACAGCAAGAAGCCAAGAAGCGGAGAAAGCAACAACTCCGTGAATTGATTGACCCACCAAAAATTGTTGCAAAAGCAAAACGAAATAAACTACAATCTATTCAAGAGGTTAAGGCTGATATACCGTCAGTCGATACTACAGAACTAGAGCAGTCTATCGCCTACCTTGAGAACCAAAGAAACAATCTGCAAAAAGCGGTTGCTTATAGGCAAGAGGTAGCAAGGTTACAGACTGAACTCGCCATCCTAGAAGCTAAACGCAAAGCAGAACTAGATGACGAGGAAAGCATATTACTACTGATATAAAAGCCTTATACAAATTAGCCTACGACCATTTACACGCAGGGCGTTACGAAGCTGGTTTTCGGTTATTTGAATACCGTTGGCACAAAGAAATCATGGGGGAGCAATCAACGCCCTATACCCCTGCTCTTTCAATCCCTGTATGGCGTGGAGAATCCCTTTTAGGTAAATCCATTGTGGTGCAGATGGAACAAGGCTATGGCGATGTATTGCAGTTCTATCGCTTTTTACCCGCCTTAAAAGTTCTTGGGGCTAAGAAACTTATCGTTTTGCAAGAATCCTCATTGCATTACCTTATCGGGCAAATGGAATGTATTGATGTAATTACCAACGAAATTGACAAAGGGGAAGCCCCCGAAGCCGATTACTGGATTGGTTCAATGTCATTACCATATTACATATCATGCTCACAGCCTTATGTTAAAAGCCTATTTCCTGTTAATACAAAAAAGATTGTCGGCTCAGAAGGTTATTTGGAAGCTACGCCTAGCAATATTCCTGCAAAGATTGGGGTGAATTGGGAAGCATCGGCAAAGTCTTTGTACTACATCAAATCCATAGATAGCCGTGAAATGCTCAAACTGGTGGGGGATAACTGCTACTCCCTAAACCCAAAAACTGAAGGGCCATTCCACCCACTACCTAACGATGGCTGGAAGAAGAACTGGATGCAGACCGCCCAACACATGAAAGCCTGTAAGGGCATTGTGACGGTAGATACAGGCACGGCTCATTTAGCTGGGGCATTGGGAATCAAGACGATTGTGCTTTTGCCTAAAGAAGAATTTGTTTGTTGGCGTTGGAAAAACGGGCGTTGGTACGATTCGGTGGTGGCATTACGACCCCATGAATACGACAAAGTGCCTGATTTAATAAGGAGAATGTGATGATATGCCCTAAGTGTGGCTACTCTGAAAGCAATCATGTTGAAACTAGGTCAGATAAGGAAAAATACCTAGATTTTTGGGGATTTACCCTTGGCACACCTGAAGCGGAAGAAGCTTGGCGGCAAAAAGAAGAAATGACCGCCAAAGAAGCCCCAATGGTTATGTCAGATATTGAAGGCTATGTATCTCAAGTCGATGGCACTTGGATTAAAAGCCGTAGCCACCATCGGGAACACCTTAAACAGCACCGAATGATTGAACTAGGCAACGATGTGCCTTTGCAACATAAGCCTGTTGAATTAAGCCGTAAAGACCAAGAAACCCGTAAACGCAAGATTGCCGAACTTGCTTACGCCAAACTAAACTATCGTTAAGGAGCAAACATGGCAGACCGCAGAGAGATGTTGGAAGCAGCGTTAGAGGATGTGCTTGAGCCACAAGATGAGGGTAAACCCGTAGATACAGAGGAAGAAGTCCATGCGGAAAGTGAAATCGAAGTTTCTCAAGACGAACCAGTACGGGATGAAAAAGGTCGTTTTGTCGCAAAAGAGGAAACGCCAGCAGAGGAAGCAAGCCCTGAGAATATTGCAGAAGATGAGGGTGAAGCCGAACAGCCCGAAGAACAACCTGAGATTAGCGATATACCAAAGCCTACAACTTGGAAGAAAGACCTATTACCTTTATGGGATAAGATAGCCAAAGGCGAAACATTAACCAAAGAAGAAAGCAAAAAACACCTTGAATACCTTAACCAACGAGAGAATGAATTTAAAAAGGGCGTTAGCGTATATAAAGCGGAAGCGGAACGAGCAAAGGCACTTGAGGAAGCAATCAACCCGTTTATCCCCGAACTCCAAGCCGCAGGCATACACCCAGCCGCATGGATAAGCAATTTAGGTAGGGCGCATTACACGCTAGTCAGAGGAACGCCTGAACAGAAACTTCAAATGTTTCATAGACTTGCACAAGATTATGGAGTAAACTTAAATAGTGATGCACAACCAACTGCACCGACTGATGCTTATACACAACAGTTAATGCAACAACTTTATCAAGTTAATCAAGAGGTTAGCACGATAAAGTCAAGGTTTGAGCAAGAAGAACAATCACGCTTGGCTGGTGAAATCGAGCGTGTAAGAAGTAACAAAGAGCGGTTTCCGCACTTTGACATGGTTAGGGAAGAAATGGCTCAATTACTTGAGCTAGGTAAAGCACCCGACCTTGAAACGGCTTATGCCAAAGCTGTAAGGCTGAACGATGAAGTTTGGGCGATAGAACAGGAACGACTCCTGACTGACGCAAAAAAACAAGCATCTCAGGCCCAGCAAGTAGCACGAGCCAAAGCAACGGCTGTTAGTCCAAAATCCGTTACTCCTAACGGAACGCAGGCGAAAGTCGAAGCAAAGGACAGGCGTTCTCTGTTAATGGCACAAATGACCGAAGCAGAGAGCGGTAGGCTTTAATTAACTTTTATAAGGATATATCATGGCATTTGCTAACTCAGCAATCACCGATATTATCGCTACCACCATTCAAAGTCGTAGCGGTGAATTGGCTGATAACTTAACGCAGAACAATGCGATTCTGCAAAGACTTAACTCCAAGGGTAATGTACGCCCATTCTCAGGCGGTAATGTGATTTTGGAAGAAATCATGTACAACGACCCCAACACCAACAACGCTAACTCGTATAGCGGTTACGAAGTATTGAACATTGCTCCTGATAGCCCAATCTCGGCTGCTCAGTTCAAGATTGCTCAGTACGCTGCTGCCGTAACAATGAGTGGTTTGGAAATGCTCCAAAACTCAAGCAAAGAAGCAATCATCGACTTGTTAGATGGTCGTATGCAAGTTTCTGAAGCACGCTTGTTGAACCGCATTTCGGGTGACTTGTATGGTGACGGTACTGGTAACGGTGGTAAGAACATTGACGGTCTAGCTGCCGCAGTTTCTACTTCCCCCACAACTGGCACATACGGTGGTATTAACCGTGCAAACTGGACTTTTTGGCAGAACCAAGTAACGACTGGCTTGACTTCTACCAACACCTTGGCAAAGATGACCGAAGCTGCTATCAAGCAAGTTCGTGGCACAGACAAGGCTGACCTTTACATTGCTGGTAACACCGCATATCAGTATTTCGTAGGCGCATTGCAAGCAATTCAGCGTATTACTACCGAAGAATCGGGTGCTGCTGGTTTTGCATCCCTCAAGTTCTACGGTGGCGGTACATCTGCTGATGTTGTACTTGGTGGTGGTATTGGTAACCAAGAGAACGCAAACTATATGTATCTCTTGAACACCAATTACATCTTCTTCCGCCCACACAAAGAGCGTAATTTCGTGCCGATTGGTGGTGAGCGTCAAGCTATCAACCAAGACGCAATCGTTAAACTCTACGGTTGGGCAGGTAACTTAACCACCAGCAACGCTCAGTTGCAGGGTATTTTGACCACCTAATTTGTAAAGGAAAATAATCATGGCTTACTCAACACTTCCTATTGCAGGAGTTGATTTAAATAGTAATACCCCAATTAGTTTTGAATATGTAAATGGCGCAACGACCATTGATATTCCTAATTTTGGGCCACTTGGCTCACAAACTTTTGGCTCTGACGGCAAGCGTTATGTCTTTGCTAAAGCTGGTGCAGCTATTGGTGCATCTACCGCAACTTGCTCAATCAACGCTTCTACATTTATTGCTTCCGCTTCAGGTGGCACTTATGTATCAGGCGAATCTATGGCAAGCGGTGATTTTGGTTGGTTTGCTGCTACTAGCGTCTAATCAAAAATTGTAGTAAAAACAAGGGGCTACTCGTAATGGGGTAGCTCCTTTTTCTTTTTTTAACCGCAGTATCCTAACCACTTGGGAGTTTTAAAATGGCAATAGAAAGCGATGTGCAAGACGCAGATTCTCGTTTGGCAGTTAAGTTTTATAAGCGAGCAGTCAAACTAGAGCATGAATCAAACGAAGCAGGCAGACCAATATACAAGGACTTTGACTTTGTACGCATTATGGTCGCTGGGGATAATCTAACGGAAATTGATACCTACGCACAGGAAAGCCATAAACAGCGTTTCCCACGCCAATGGCTTCAATACATGGCAACCCAAGATTCTAGTAGCGAAATCATTGGAACGCCCGTAGAACAATGGCCTTTGATTAGCCAATCCCAAGCGCAAGAACTACGGGGTGTGAAGTTTATGACCGTAGAATCCATTGCTAACGCTTCTGACCTACAACTACAACGGATTGGGATGATTGCTGGTATGTCACCCCATGCGTTTAGGGATAAGGCACGGACTTTCTTAAATTTAGCCGAAGAAACCGCAGAAGCATCAAAACGAGCAGAAGAAATTAACCAATTAAAGCAAGAACTTGCCAAAAAAGACGAGGAAAATGCTAGAATTAAGGCTGAAACTGATGCGAAGCTTGCCTTAATGCAAGAGCAAATGGCGGCTATACTTGCGGCAGTTGGTGAAAAGAAACCCCGCAAAAAAAAGGCGGAAACCATAGAGGAAGCCTAAACTATGTCATCAACGATGCTCCAACTTATGCAACAGACTACTAGCGAGTTAAACCTTGCTATTCCATCCTATGTTGCGGGTAATACTAGTCAAGATGTTCAGCAAGTTTTAGCCCTAATGAACCGTGTGGGCTACGATTTGGTCAAAGAATACGACTGGCAAGCCCTAGAGTTGGAGTATCGGTTTTACACCGATGCCGTAACCTTTGTAGGTGATACGGTTAGTGACAACAGTTATAACATTATTGTTACTGGTAACGCCACCGCCCTAAATAGCAATTACTCAATTCAAGGCACAGGCATTAACCAAGATACCTATGTGCAAAGCGTGACCTTTAACGGTACGACTTCTACGATTGTGATGAGCCAATTAGCGAGTGGCACATACACAGGCGTGACTTTTACCTTTTCACAGACCAAATACGACTTACCCCCTGACTTTGAAACCATTACGGACAATACCCATTGGGATAAAACAAAGCATTGGCAGATGTTAGGCCCTGAAGATGCCCAACAATGGCAATGGCTAAAGTCAGGTTATATTTCTACAGGCCCACGCATTAGATGGCGTATTTTGGGTAACCAATTTCAGATTTGGCCACCCTACAACACCAAAGAATACTTAGGTTTTGAATACCGCTCAAAAGGATGGGCTAGAAGTGCTACAGGCGCAGTAAAGAACAGCTTTACGGCTGATACTGACACAACCATCCTAGACGATACGGTGATGGTTTTAGGTACGAAATTAAAGTATTTCCAAATTAAAGGGTTTGATACTACTGCGTTGCAACAAGATTATTTCCGCTACCTAAATGTAGCCAAAGCCAACGACAAAGGTTCTGCAACACTTAGTTTTGCCCCATATCCAAGCAAAGTGCTTATTGGTTACGCCAATATTCCTGATACTGGTTACGGAACTTAAACATGGCAGTACCACAGCAAAGACGGGCAGTTACCGCTTCCTTGCCAGCCCCGATTGGTGGTTGGAACGCTAGAGATTCGTTGGCAGAAATGAACCCATTAGATGCGGTTCAAATGGTCAACTTCTTTCCTACGCCTACGGATGTAACTATGCGTAAGGGCTACACAAAGTCCTCGATTGGCATTACAGGCGCAGTAAACGCCCTAATGAATTACAGCAGCCCAACGGTAAATAAGCTATTTGCTAGTACAGATACCGTAATTTATGACGCAAGTACATCAACTGCGACTTCTGCCCTTACAGGCATTAC